TAGCAAGATCGGTTAGTGTGGTCATTACACCGACTTCACTAGCTGTAATAGTTACAGAAGATGGGTTCACCGCTGTATTGGATAGGTCAGAAGCTTCACTAACTGCACTGGCTGACACTGTGGCGTATACTGGCACTTCTACCGCCTTACCACCGCCTGTTATAGTGTAGTTTCTTACGAGGTTTCTCATTATTGACTGTTCGCTTGCCACAAACAATGCTTCGGCTACGATTTCGGTGTAGAGTTCCGAAATGGTGCTACTGGTTGTTTCATTTGCCATTGTTTACTCCTTTAAATAAAACAAATTAAGGGTTTGAATTAATCACATAGGGTTTAGAGTTCCGTTGCTTTCGATATTCAGCATACTTCTTTCTGTCCTCTGGATTGTTCATATCTAAATCACTCAGATTTAAAGGCTTATTGAGTTCTTGCCTATCCACATTTGACACTGAGCCAGACCCACTTGGGGTTGCACTGACAAAGTGAGGGTTTTGTGTAAGAAACTCTTGCACTAATTCGTCTGTGGTCAAAAGTTCACCCGACTTATTGTACCTCGTCACTCCATTTTTATCAAGTATTTCTACGTTACCACTTTCATTAAGTTGAATATTGTTTTTTAACAACTCAACAACTTGATCTGGATTAATGGCTTTATTCCTTGATGCTGAAGATAACACCGACTTATTTATCTTGATATCTTTTAGCTGACTTTCTAAATTTTCTTTTTCTTTGTTGAACTCTTGTGTTCTGGTTTTGAGTATTTCTTCAAACTCACCCTTTTGAATACGTTGCTTTTCTTCTGCGTCTTTCTGTGTTCTTACAGCCTTTACAGCAACATCAAAGTCATCAACACCAAGTTTTTTATACCAAATACCTCTTTCTTTGGCTATTCGTTTTCTAACGATTTCATTCATTTCATCTTCAGTGAATATTACCTCACTTGATGTTTCCTGTACTGGTTGTTCTTCTTCCGTCTTTTCAGTAGTCTGTTCTACTTGGGTTTCTTCAGCCATTTATAACTCCTATATATCCCAATCAGGATTAGTTGGAATCCAAGTGTGCCGACAACGATAACCACCTCTTACAATAAATGGGTCACCTGTGGACTTGCCTTGCCACCCTTGATTATTCCAAGTATCCCGAATTTCTTTTTCGGTTAATGTTTTATTTAACATATCTCGACAAAAAGGTCTACTATCTCTTACTAGTGTTCCTGTATAGGTAAAATGCTTTAACCCTGCGTCTTTTGCTTTAGCTACTGTAAACTGTCCGTGAAACTGCATTACTGAATCGTGAGCAATCTGACTTGCATAGCGTCTAAGGTTATTACCTGCCCTGTCACTTGCGTATTGTGTATGTAGCTTTTTAACCGCTTCTTCTACCTGTAGTTTTTTTGCACTATCAAATTTATTTTCGTTTATAAAGTCTACCAGTTCATTTATTTCTGCGGTGTTTGACCTCTTATACACTCCGTTTATGTGTGACCTTATATTTGTAACCATATCGTCAAATGGTCTACCTGCTATTGTGCTTTGGTATACTTCATCATTTATTACTTTTAGAAATCGTTCTGCTATATCTTCAAAGCCACTAAAGGACTGAGTTTTGAGTGCGTTCAAGGTTGTTAGGTCTACTTCGGTTAGGCTTTTAAACTTTTTAGGTATGGGCATTTCTCCGAACGTATCTAAGACCTCTTTTGCAATCTTGTTATATTCTTTGTTTATTATGGTATCGGCTTCGTCTAGGAATGTTGTTTCAATAAGGTTTCTAATTGCAGGTTGCAGTTGTATCGCTAGTCTTTGTGAAACAAGCTTACCGCCTGTGGCTCTTGTAACTTCTCTGATTACGTCTTCTTCTAGCCTGTAGAGTACATCAATAATACGCTGTTCGTGTTGGTCAGCTAATTTATCTAATATCTTTGACATTATAGGGGAAAGTCTTTTTTCCAAGCTTTTATAGACCAGAAAGCAGGTGATAATGATTTCTGACCTTTGACCTCTTTGAGTACACCACCCATTCTAGCTAAGAATGACCTTTGCCTTGCAGGTATGCTTTTCTTAATAGACATTCCCCTAGCACCAAATGTAACTTTGTTTATCTTACCAGTAGATTTGTTTTTTACATAAACCCCAAACTTTTTACGCTTAGATTCTTCTGTAGATAATCTAAAAGGCTTGTTAAGTTTAACGTCTTTACCTCTATACTTCGCCATTTACTTTCTTTTTCTCTTTGATGCTCTTCTGATTATATCTTTATCAAATGTACCCGAACGACCCTTGCTAATAAGCTTGTTGACTCTAGCCATTGCCCAAGCGTTCATAGGTATTCTGGGTCTTGACCCTGCCGAAAGAAAAGCACCTTGACCTCTACGGAAACTAGCTTTTAAATCTGTAATATTAAATAATTTAGATTTCTTTGCTTTTGCTCTAAGTGTTGCAAGTGTCTTTGCTGATAAAGGTTTCCTTCTTACTGCCATTATGCCCTGTTCCTTCTTCTCAGTAATGATCTAGGTATTCTTGCACCTGCTTTGTATAAAGCACTTACCTGTTTCAATAAACTTGCTCTAGCAATTCTTTTTGCACCTTTTAGACCAGATAGATATTTTTTAGGAATACCAGTTCTTTTATCTTTCGGAACTAACCTACGTTTACGCTTCTTCTTCAACTGTCTGCCCTTCTACTTCTGTGGTTTGAAATTGACCTCTTACTGTCCTATTAGCGTCTATTTCTTCATTTATTGTTCGCATCATATCACTATCGTCAATTACTGCCTGTGCGATCTGTTTGTCTAGTTCCTTGTTGAATGTTTCGGATTTGATACCACTAGCTTTAGCCATTTGTAAATATTGTAGGTCATTTGCCCAATCTCTTATATCAAATGTGTCTGGATAGTTTATAGACCCATCAAACTGCTTATCTTGCCACATAGCAAACAAACCCCATATCTGTTCTTCTGCGTTTTCTAGATAATCGGCTTTTTCTGATAGTCTGGCGTTCAATAACTGAAATTCTGTTTGTAGAGCAATACCACTAGCTATTTGTGTGCCTGTTGCCCTTACTGAACCCATGTGCGTTATTCTATCAATAGCATCTACTTTGTTTTGAATACACTTCATAATACCATCTAGGTTCTGACCGCTAGGCTGTATTATGTAAGGCTTAAGACTTGCTTCTAGGTCTTCTGGTATCTCTATTATCGCTCCTGCACCTGCACTAGCTTCCACATTAGGTGTTTTTACAAGGCTTGGATGGTTTGCTAGTCTTATTAGCTGTTCTTTTTCTGAATAGTCGTTGTAGATAGATTGTTGTAAATAGGCAACATCAGCAAGGTCACTAATCCCTATTGGTCTTTTAGCACCCCTTAGATTATAGACATTTACAGCAGGGATTGTTCCTATTGGGTTGGGTACTTCTTCTAATAGTCGTGCATCGCCTTCTGTGTATTCTTCTGAATAATCCTCAACCTCATAGGTGCTTATAGTTTCTTCTGTGAATACTTTAATTATTGCTCTGTCTGCGTTTATGTCCTCAACAACCATCAACATATCAAGATAGAACCTTCCACTTGCTGACCGCCTGTAATTCCAGTTTACAACGTTTTCTGGGGTGTAAATGCTGACATAGGGTCTGATATCCTGTGCTAGTTCTTCTGCTCTTGTCTTAGCGTTTGACTGTGGCTTATCGACAATGACCCAACAATTACCATAAATACTAGCGTTCATTTGTACTTCACGCATTACAGTATTAAAGTTTCTACCATCTAAATCCGCATCGACTAAAAACGAACTTAACTGCTCATCGCCATCTAATGACCCATAATCTCTTGTTGGTGGCACTCTCCAAAGAAAACTTGTGTATATCTGTACAACGTTTTTACAATGGTTATCAACAGGGGTGTGTCTTATTCTTGCGTCATATTCTTCTGGTGACTCTAAAACATAGCGGTGCAGGTAATATCCGTTTTTATAATCATTACCACCCAAATAGCTACGAATATAAAACTCCCAATTAGAAATATTAGCGTTCCAAAGATCGTGTTTGCTTGTAAGTGTATCCCTGTTCATCAACTCCACCTTTTAGGTTGGCTTGGTGCAAAATTCCTTTTAAGTGGAAAATTATACTCTACTAAGTAACCTAGAGCATCATTCATATGATCGTAGCCACTATCTTTGTCAGGAATGTGCGTACCTTCCTTATATATTTGACGTTCTATGCTTTTGATCGCATTTTTACAGGACTTGACAATAAATAAACTATTTTTACCATTTACATTCTTTAACTTAGAATTTACTGCGTTTATCCTATCCCTTACCAAAGGTGCTGTACTTCTACATCTTACATCAAAACCATTATTTTTCAAAATAGCTAAATCAGTTAAACCACCTGCTGACGTTTTTCTTTGCCTAGCACTTGGGTCTGGGTAAACCACTATTTGAACATTCTTAAATCTGGTTCTAATCTCATCACATATTTCATTCGTATTGCTACTATATATTTGTATCTCATCTATCATAAAAATTCTATCATTTTCTATAACGCATATAACCGCACTCATAGGGTCAACATTGAAGTCTAAACCTATATGTAATATTCCTGTGTTCTTGTTGTACTTCTCTACTATATTTTTATCTCTACTGAAGTTGTAGTAAATCATTCCAGAATAATTAACGAATGTAGCTTCATATTCCTGTTGAAAGGTTCTAAGGTCTAGGTCTTGCTTTGCTTGTTCGATTTCGTCCTCTGATACCTGTTCGCCCTCTAGTGTGGTGTATTGAAAGCTTTTCCAGTCTTTATTTGTTTCACCCATCTTGTATAACTCGTAAGACCAGTTCCCAAATCCTCTAGGACTGCCACAGAATAAAGCGTGTCCTTTTGTGTCTGACAATGTAGGTCTTAGCACCTCAAACCATGTTTCTTTGCTGATGTCTGCGAACTCGTCCATCACTAATCCGTGAAGCCCAACGCCTCTTAGTGAATTTTCGTTATCGCTTCCCCTAAGTGTAATCTGGCTATTATTCTTAAGTGTAATAGTTAAATCACTGTGGTTGATGCTCTTTACCCACTTGTGCTGTATCATCTTTTCTTTGAGAACACCCCAACAGATCGCTTTAGCTTGTCTATAGCTAGGTGCAACATACCAGACCTTTTTATTAGGCTGACTCGCAAACTTAGCTAATTCATTTATTGCTAGATATGTTTTACCAAACCTACGACCAGTAATTAGAACCCTAAATCGTGAGTCATCTTTGATAACTTTTTTTTGTGGTGATGTTAGTGGCATTAATCCGCTGACCACACTAGCGGTTCATCTAACTCTGTTTCTTCTATCTTATCTTGCTGACCTAACATATTCTTTCCTAAGAATATCTGCATAGTCACGTTGCCCTTTTCTGCGGACTTCCATTGAAGCTGTCTAAGTCTAATTCGTTGCTCTGCCCTTCCTTTTGTCAGAAAAACCGAATAACTCTTTTCTAAAAGGTCTGGTGAACACCCAAAGAAATCAGCCATTTCTTTATTTGTACAACCTAAAGACGCTAATTTTTGTAACTGTTTTGTGTCTATGTTGTACTTCTTTGGTCTTGCCATCCTATTTTTACCCTATAGTAAGGTGGTGTGGCATAGCTTCTCAAGGTTCAACCACTAATCATTGTACTGCTACAACAAACAGTCCTTAACTATGTCGACTAATGCCACAAATTAGATTTATCAATAAATTATTTGTTTTTAAAGTTTTTTCTTGTTTTCTTTTCTTTGTTTATCCGCAAGTTTTTTCATTAATTCTACTGTTTTCTTTTTGAATACCCTTGTGTTGCGTTGTGCAATATCTCTTTCAATAGGCTTGAGTGCAAATATTTTTTCGTAATCATTATTCATATACTTAACTCCATTTGGTTATCATTATTGTAATTAATTTTTGATGAGTGATAATAATCTAAATATTCATCCCATGTTTTGTGCCTGTAATATTGCCTTACAACGTATCTTTGGAACTGCTTTAAGTCTTTTCTTTGCTGTAATGGGTCATAAACCATAGGATAAGGCAAAACCCCAAAATCAACCATTTTGTTAAACCTGTACCAAATACGATCCCAAGTTTCTCGCCTATCATATCCAATAAGCATATAAGCCATAATTTGATTAGGCTTTATTCCGTTATCGCACAATAAATTAACACCCCTAAAAAATCGGTTTTCATCTCCAATATTATCCCATGCGGTGTAAATTCTTTTTGTTGAAAATGAATCGTCTCTAAAATCAAGAGTAGCTAAGTTTTCGGCAACAACTTCATCTATTAATCTTATATTTATACCTTGATTAAAACACACTTTGAAACCGCCCTCTTGTATCTCTTTAACTCTTTGTTTCCAACTTTCTTCGGGTTGTCCAAAAAAATCATTGTCTAATAAATGCAGTTTTCTAGGATGCCCATCACCTCGCCATATATCGTAAACACTATTTACTTCATGATTTTTACCTTCTTTCGTAGGAACGACACAAAACTTACATTTCAAACGACATCCCCTCTGAGTAAAGCCTAAACTAAATTCATAATTTGGATAAAAACTGTAATCTAGTTCGGTGCTTTCACCGATATAGTCTTCAATTTTGAGTTTCCAATTTGGCGTTCCTGTTCCACCTACGATTGCGTTTGGATAATTGAGTAAAAGTTTTTCTATCCTATGTTTACTAAACTGAAAAATTGATGAAGCCATAACCATATCAAATTTCGGTTCGAATAATGTCGGATTTACTGCCCTTGTAAAAAATACATTGTGACCTTGATTTTTGAAAAAGGCACTCAACTTCATCAAAGCTAAGTTAGGAAGCTTTCCATCTATTTGAACCAATTTTATATTTTTATGATCCATTTATGGAAAATCCCAATAATAATTAATGACGCTTCTACAATTCTTTTTATTGACTATAGGGTCACGAACTTGGTTTATGGCTGTCGCTAGTGCTAAACATTCTGCATGATTGTCAAAGACTAGGCGGTGTACCTCTACACTAGCGGTTTCTATATCTGTAATAGTTATCAGATACATGGTGAACGTAATTATCTCTAACATATCTTTTTCGCTTTTTTGCCAGTAAAGTTTTCCCATCTTTCAATTATGACATCTACATATTTAGGGTCTAGTTCCATCGTAAAACTATTTCTACCCAATTTTTCACAAGCTATTAAAGTGCTTCCAGAACCCCCAAACAAATCCAAAATATTAGAACCTTGCTTAGATGAGTTTTTTATTGCTTCTTCTGGTATAAAAACTGGTTTTTGCGTTGGGTGTACATTTTTAGATTTATCGTAGCCACCAAAATCCCAAACAGTAGTTTTTGTTCTGTCATCAGTAAAATAAGGTGACCCCTTTACGCAAAATAAACAAGGCTCGTGGGCATATTGATAACGACCCCTTCCCAAAAGCATAGGTTTTTTCCAAATTATTTGTTGAGAAAATTTAAATCCAGAATTAACACTAGCTTTAATAAAGTTATCTATTTCTTTATCAGAATGCCAAATATATGCGGTTGAATCCTTCTTTAATACAGCGAATGCACAAACAAAACAATCTTTAAGAAAATTAAAAAATTTGTCTTTAGACATAACATCATTCTTAATTTTTCCTAAATTATTTTTGCTTGGTTTTGGTCTATCGCTGTTTGAATAATCAACGTTATATGGAGGGTCTGTGTGAAGTAAATCGGCTTTTTGATTGTCCATAAGTTTTTCAACTTGCTCTAAGTCTTCGCTGTTACCGCACATAAGCCTGTGTTCGCCTAATTGATATACATCTCCTAACTTTGATTTAGGTTCTTTAGGCGGTTCTGGAACTTCATCTTCATCTGTCAGATATTCTTCCTCATCGATTAAAAATTTATCTAACTCCGATGAATCAAAACCCAATAAGTCTAAATCAAAGTCAACCTCTGACAAACCTGCTATTTCTAAGTTGAGCAACTCCATATCCCAAGTGCTATCCTCATTTATTCTATTGTCCGCTATTCTGTAAGCTTTCGCTTGGGTCTCTGTTAAATCGGCTATGACAGTAGGAACTTTCTTCAGACCAAGTTTTTTAGCACCCATAAGCCTTGTGTGACCAACTACAACCACCATATTTTTATCTACAACTATAGGTTGTTGAAAGCCATATTCATTTATAGAACTTGCCACCTTGTCTACCGCTTGGTCTTTTCTAGGGTTATTGTGATAAGGAATAAGCTTATCTATTGCTATGCTATTTATTTTCATTATAACCACCCTCTCAAATCTAAATACTTTTCAGCGTCATCTTTGGAAAACTCATTCTCTTTTATTGCTCTCTGCACTTCCTCAATATGTTTTAAAGCTTGTTGTGAAACATAATTTCT